TGTTGTTTAATCTCAGGAAGTGATACCGGTTCAATTGCCGGCGGTGTAATGAGTTTCAATCCCATTTATTTACCTCTATTTTTTACTCGTATTACCAGTTAGCCTGGCCGCATTTTCAATCGGGTTCTTTGTCGCCGTTTCCGGCTTCTTTATTTTGCTCTTCTTCTTCTTCTGTTCCCTCGTCATGATCTTCATCCCCTTCCTTATTTAGCGAATTCTCACATTCTTTGAGAAGGGCAATAATATCATCCTTTTTCGCTTTCTTAAATTTAGATATTTCGATGCCTTTCTCTTCCGCAAGCCTGAGCAATTCTTTTCTGCTCATTTTAGAAAAAACATCCAGGATCTGTCCCGGAACGGGAATTCGTGCAGTCTCCGCCATTCCGCCGATAAAACCGTATTTTCGCATTTTGTTTGCACGGGCATCGTCAATCTCAACTGTATCCCCTGGCCTCCTGAAAGCCCCATCTACATCCTTGAACATATTTTTGACTCTATACTTCATAATCTTCTCCTTAAATCAGAGGAGGCGTGAGGCCTCCTCATATAGATTTTTCAAACAATATTACGGCGCAAAGTCTGCGGCTGCTACATGCTGGATCGGCGAGTAGCGGGCATTACCCCGAACAAGCACGGCCCCTGTCTGCATGGCTCCACTATTGGTTATCGTCAATGCAAGATGGGTGAAGCTGCCGACTTGCGTAAGCATACTGTCTTCCACTTCCACGTATCCGATGGCCCTGAGTGTCGCCGGTGTAATCGTAGCGGCAGGAAGAGTGATCGTGATAGTTACTTCACCCGGCTCGGTTGCGACAAGAGTGACAACTCCTGCAGCATTGGAAGCAGTAACCCCAGGCACGCCGTATACAGGATCATTGATACAGATCACGAGCTCGGCCGCGTCTTGTGTATCTGAGCCGGCTATGCTGAATTCACGGTTTGCCGGTGTGGTTGTATCCGTATGAGCTGTGAAAACAAGACCGTTGATTGTGACTGCATCCAACGCCACTACTGAAACGAGTGTCAATGTGACCTCCGCCACATTGGTATTCGCCGTGATCGTGGCCGTGAGACCAGTTAATGCCTGTGCTCCGACTCCGCTGGCAAGTGGGGATTCCCATACCTGCAGGACCGACGTAGCCGCGGCTACCATTGCCCCAATCTCAGCGATGAAAAGCGCCCTGCGGTACTTGCTCATGCTGTAATACTGTCCGGTGCCGGCACCGGTAAGGCTCTGAGAGGTCAGAGCAATGTCGATTTTTAATGCTTCACTTAATAATTTATTCATAGATTTTCTCCTTAGTTTTAATCAAGAGAGGGATTATGCGTCCCTCTCTATTATTTTTTTACAGCAATACTACAAAGGGGCTTACCTGCGAAACTCCGTCTCTCTGGAGAAGCGGAGTATTGAGCCACGGTTGTCCGTCAACGTTCCAAAAAGCCTTGATGATTGTTCTGTTTTCTCTGAAATAGGGCCCATCGGACATCGCGATTGTAATCCCCGAACCGTCCTTGATAAGGTAATAATCGAGATCAACCACCACCAGGTCTCCCTGTGCTCCGAGAACGGGATTCTGATCATTGATCAGGCATGGAAATCCGAGCAGCGTTCCGGGAGCGCCCTCTCTGGCATTCGGCTGCCAGATAAGATGATTTCCAGCATCAACCATCACCATGAGCTGGGGAAGTGTTGTCTGAGAGGTAATCCAGACTGCTCTCCCTCCGAACTTGAGAGACGAATACATATTCACGACATCGGCATAGGCAATTGCGCCTGCTCCTGCTCTCGCCACATTGATCGCTGATGGATGGCCGATTATCCCCATAGGCTGTCCAACGCCTGTCCCTGTGAGAAATGTATCCTCCTCTGCTCCGATTATCGCCTTCCGGAGCAGCGAAGAAACCAATGCTCCGACGGCTGCTGAGTTACGAAGCAGCTTGTCTGTTACGACCACATGAGCCGCAACCTCCTGGGGCTCGAGCTTGATTTCTCTCAATGATGGTTCGGTCTCATGCTTGACCGCACCTTCTGCAATCCATTTCACCACGACCCCGGAATACACTCCCTTCACTCCGGACTGGTCAAGCGCCGCTATTGTGATCGCTGAATCCGGTGGATCTCCGGCCGGAATGACCTGCGCCCGGGGACGGAAGATCGCAGAATCAGGCTCGAGCTGTAGAAACATGCTCGAAAACTGCTCCGGCACAATGAACCCGCCGGCCGCGCCGATTCCCATCGACATAACGCGCTTTTCACTGTCACGCACACTATCACTCCGTTTCAGCGCCGAATTTGAGGGATCGAACCGGACCGTCTGCAAAAAATCACCGAAGCTGCGGAAATCCATACTTGGCATGGGTGTTCCCGGCTCTCTGAGCGCTGCCCTTATCTCTTCAGGAGTATTTCCCATTCTCTGGTTAATTATATCCTGCGCCTCTTTTATTTTTTTATCATAACCAGAAACCTGTTCCTGAAGGCGATCTGTTTCTTTTTGTTCATCTTCTGTATAGTCGCGTTTTTCGGCAATGACCTTGTCAAGCAACGCCTGGCGTTTCGCCAACAGTTCATCCCTTTCTTGATTTAAAACATTAATGTCCATTTTTTTTACTCCTAGGTTTTTATTTTTCTCATTTGCTTGATGTTGTCCCTGGCATCTTTAAAAACTTTCAACACCGTTGTGTTGTCCTTCCCGGGCGTTCCCGGATCAGGTTTGTTTCTTAAGGCCAGAGCTTTCGATCGTGCAATCACTTCTGTATCATTATATGCCGGGTAACTTACCGGCGAATAATCATATAATTCTTGAAATATTATTATTTCTCTTATTTCAAATTCAACACCATCAATTTCTTCCCAAAACCAATTGTCTCCACCGCGGGCTACATCAAAAGCAAACGACATTTTATCGATAATGCCGTTTTCGATCGCCTCATATCCATCCCTGCCCCATACCGATTTAGAAACATCAGCCCTGATAAAAACACCTTTATCATCCTCTTTAGCTTCGAGTGTTCCATTTTTTCTTGCAGCCATTGGCTGATCCACTTCGTGATTCCACAATACAAGCTCGTCCGATCGCTTTAATGCCTCTGTCGACGCTCCCTGCCTGATAATTTCTTTGAATCCCCAGAGATTGGCATATTTTTCGTACACTATGGGATATCCCTCGATAATCATTTTCCCATCATCCGTTTTTGATGCCCGCATTTCCTGAATAGGAAAATATCGTCTTTCAGGTCTTATATTTTCGCTTTTGTTTTCATCCCATAACGAATTACAAACAGCATATCGTTGATCATTGTCCGGATATTCCTCATTCATTGCACCATCAGCCATGCATCTATCCAGAAATTCTTTTTTCTTTTCATCGTTTTTTGGTTTTGGTAATGGCATTTCATGCCTCCTAAAATTATTTATTCAGCCTATCACGGCCATAATTCCGCAATCGCAACCGTCATGATATGGCGGATGGAAGTGATTGCTCGTAATATTCAGAGGTCCGTCGGCCCCTTCCGGCTGAAACAAACCTTCAAGCAAAAAGGGCTGATCTATTCCGACAATCTTGCCGTCAAGATCATTGCAATAAGGACAGCTCTTGCCGTATGACACGGATATAAGCTGTGTAATCCCCGCAAGTGCAAACACAGAGCGTGTAAAGGCATTCTCGGCCCTCACCGATTCTCTCATGGATATCTTGCCGGGTCTTTTTTCTTCCCATTCGCCCAGGCGTTCCTCTACCGCTTCGGCCACATTTTCATGCTGTTCCTCAGCTCCCTCTATCACTGCCCGGAGTTGTCCCTGTGACCCTTTGATGTGCCTTCTCACAAAAGATTCTCGATATTGCGATTGAAACCGGTCATATTGTATGCCAATATCCATCTCGCTTCCTATCTCCTGGAGAGCGACAGGAAGAATGGTTTCGGCATAAGAAGACAAAAGAGGAGTAGAAAGTATATCGACTTTTTTTGAAAACTCGGAATAGAATCCCTCAAGCCAGACCTCAAACTCCTTTGTATCCTTCTCGCCGAGCATTTTCTCGATTGCCTCCCGGATCCCCTTCACCTCAGCAGTCACCACTTGCTTACCGCAAGCCTCGAATTGTTTCTTATAGGCTATGGTTATCTTTCTTCGCAGTGCTGCTGTTCTCTTTTGGACAGTCTGGGATGAACGCTTTATCGTATTGTTTATGCTTTCCGATTCAATCGTTAGAGGTTGTTCTGAAAGAGCGTGTTCTTTATTCAACATATTCAATGGCATCATGTATATCTTTCCAAGTCCATCGGGTTGCGGATTCATATCCTCAAGGTCAAGCACCATGTCGGCATTAAACACACCGCGGTCAAGCATAGCAGTATAAAAACCTGTTCGCGCCTCTATATCTCCGCGTAACAAACCTTTTAAATCATATTTTATGAAATATATTTTTCTATCTTTTTCATTAAAAAAAGTAGCATTCATCTCCTGTTCGATTTGCGTTGTAATCGGTAGAAGAGAATATGTAACGAGTTCTATTCCTTGCTGCTCAATATTTGAAAAAGTGGCTCTGGAAAGTTCTCGCAAAATATGCGGAGGTAAATTTGTCCATCGGGCTATCTCGACAACCGAAAATTGCCTTGATTCAAGTGCCTGTGCCTTTACCGCATCCAACTCCTGCTGTTGGAATTTGGCCCCTCCCGTTAAAAAAATAGCTTTCCAGCTATTTCCGAGTTCACCATATTTCTCATTGAAATCTTTCTGGAGTTCTTTTCGTGTCTCTTCTTCCATGCTTCCATCTATTTCAACGAATCCGCCCGCCTTGATTCCCTTCCCGAAGAAATTAGCCGCGAACTCCTCCTGTGCTTTAACAATTCCAAGAGATTCTCTCGCATAATGTACGATCCCTTTTCCTGTAATACCATCAAGACTAATGTGCGGGATATGAAGCATGTTTTCAGCTGGCAGATATTCTTTTTGTCCGTGGGCTGTATGTGTGATGTATCTGTCGGGATGATCCTTATCTATCCATGTTCTGTCGGGTAATAACGGTATTAATCTTTGATTTTGATAGTTAGTCCGATCTAAATATGTATACCAGTTTCCCCAGAGATATTTGTGCATAATCGATGTGTAAACCCATTGCCAGGCCGTCAATTTACTTTCATTTGGTTTATTATGGAGTCTATCATAGATTGGATGATCGTATGCCTTTTCTTTGTTGCCGTTCGGAAGCCTGCGATAAATTACTCGGGGCAGACTTGCAAGTGTGCCGGCAAGAAAATTCAAGGCTCCGAATAGAGCCGAGATTGTAAGGGATGAGAACTCGTTGACATTCGTTCCGGCTATTGTTTTTTTTGATATAGTATTAAACCAGCCGTCCCAAGCATCTTTAGCATCACGCTTAAAAATCATGCGAGTTGCCAGCTTCAACTTCTGTAATATATTCATACAGCCCAGACCTCGACTTTTGCTTGTTCTTCATGCCTTACCGCCCGATCCAGCGCCATTATAGATGCCACAACTCCATCAATACGTTTTCCTGTTTTATCACGCTGAGGTTTCATTGGCATGATATTACCCTGCCGGTCACTCTTGACCTCAGTGCATGAAACCATCCAGATCATGACCGGATTATTATCGTGGGCTATTTCCTTGCCCAGCATCTTTTTTTCAAAAGTGTCCGTAGGACTTGCCATGCCGGAATATCGCTGATTAATCGATACCATGGTAAAACCAGCTTCTTTAAGATGATTCACAATCTCTATTGCTTTCCATGGATCGTATGCAATCTCTTGAATCTGATATTTTTCTGCATCAATCAAGATCTGCTGCTCGATAAAATCATAATCAATACAATTCCCATGAGTGGTAACTATATATCCTTTCTCTATCCAGTATGAATAAGGAACCTTGTCTTTACGCTCCCGTTCGATGATATTGTCTCCCGGGATGAAAAATCGATAGATAAACTGATACTTTTCTCCCTTTTCCTTCGGAGGAAAACATAATACAACAGCAGTAATATCCTGCGAAGCAGACAGGTCCACACCGGCATAACATTTGCGCCCATCCAGGGCCTCTATATTCACCGGGAATCCGCAGGCATTCCAGGTTTCCTCATGGATCCAGCGCGTTTCGGCCTGGGTCCAGATATTCAGATTTTTTGTTTTAATTTTATTCTGTTTTGCCGGGCTTAATAGAGCTGCCTGAATACGTTTTTCCAGATAATCCCATCTTACAGATACCCCGAGATTCGGATTTGACTTGATCCATACATCAGGATCCGTCCAGTCATCATCCTCATCAAGCGCATAGATCAGGCAAAAATAGGTCTCCGGAACCGGATTTAATGAGCGCTCAAGTACCTGCACCGCAAGAGCACGCTCCTCCTGGTAGCAGGCTGAATTTTTATCAAATCCGGCAGTGGTTATTATGTAAATTAAAGGTTGTTCGCGGGCAGCAAGTGCGGATTCCATAACTTCCAACATGGAATTGTCTCGATGTGCATGATATTCATCCACAAGGACAAAATGCGGGTTTAATGCATCCTCTGTATGAGAATCCTTCCCG